CTTGAAAGCAGTTCATGGTCTTGACGCTGAAACAGAACTGGCTAACATTCTGTCCGCTGAAATTCTTGCCGAAATCAACCGTGAAGTTATCCGTACAATCTACAAAGTTGCTAAGCCAGGTTGCCAGGCAGGTACTACAACTGCTGGTGCATTCAACCTCGACACAGACTCAAACGGTCGTTGGATGGTTGAAAAGATCAAAGGTCTGGCATTCCAGATTGAGCGTGAAGCAAACCAAATCGCTAAGACAACTCGTCGTGGTAAAGGTAACATCGTTATCTGTTCTTCAGACGTAGCATCCGCTTTGGCGATGGCTGGTATCCTTGACTATAACTCAGCACTTGCTGGTCAAGTATCACTGACAGTTGACGATACAGGCAACACATTTGCTGGTACAATCTTCGGTCGTATCAAAGTTTACATTGATCCATACTTCCCAACAGGCTCAACATCAGAGTTTGCAGTTGTTGGTTATAAGGGCACAAACGCATATGACGCAGGTATCTTCTACTGCCCATACGTTCCTCTGCAAATGGTTCGTGCAGTTGATACAGGTACTTTCCAGCCTAAGATCGGCTTCAAGACTCGTTACGGTCTGGTTGCTAACCCATTTGCTGAAGGTACTAACCAAGGTTTAGGTGCATTGACAACTCAGTCAAACAACTACTACCGTGGTTTCCGTATTGCAAACTTGATGTAATTCTCTTAGCAGATGAAGTCACCATTAAGAGTGACAACTTCAAAGAGGCTCCTTCGGGAGCCTCTTTTTTATGCTTATAAATAAGAGTATGACAGTTCTCACACGAAACCCAATAAACCCAAATTCATTACAGCCTAACAAGTTTACGCTGAATTTGGCTCGTACACCAAATCTGCAATACTTTTGCCAGACAATTTCTTTGCCGGGTCTTTCAACATCAGAAGTTCCCGTACAAAACCCGTTTGTTGAATTATATGCACCTGGTGAAAAAGCAATCTATGATGTATTGAATGTTACCTTTATTGTTGATGCAGAAATGTTGTCTTGGTTAGAAGTTCATGATTGGCTACGTGCAGTAACATTCCCAACGGAGTATGAAGAATATCAGAACTTAGCTAAACTGAATCAATATACTTCAGCGATACCAACGAAGACTCCACAGTATTCTGATGGTGCAGTAACTATTCTTTCAGCATCAAACAAGCCATATTACCGTTTTAACTTTAAAGATTTATTTCCAATTTCACTTTCTGGGTTTGTTATGTCTTCTACAGATACTCCAGAAACAATCATCACAGCAGACGCTACATTCAGATTTACCTATTATAACGTAGAAAAATTATTTTAATTGTGATATACTCCTAGTAGGAGGTATAATATGAGCAAACTTGATGAAGTATTACAAATGTGGGCTGCGGATTCTAATATCGACCGCACTGAACCAGGTAAAGCACTGATTGATATTCCTAAACTTCATTCGAAGTATTTGAACATTCTTTCTTCACATAGGCTGTTAGCCAAAGAGGCAGAGTTCAATTACAACAAATGGCGTAAGTTGAAATGGGAATATTACACAGGCAGACTTGATGAAGATGAATTACAAAAACGTGGATGGGAACCATTTCCCTTCACACTCAAATCTGAGATCAATACATATCTAGAAGCTGATGAAGATATCAATAAGTATCTTGCCAAGAAGTTGTTGCATGAAGAGATTGTTGAAGTTTGTCAGGCAATAATTAAAGAATTAAACAATCGAACATGGGAACTTCGTTCGTTTATTGATTGGGAAAAGTTCATACAAGGTGTCTGATTTAATTTTACATAAACAAAATGAAGCATTTATCAAGTTCGAGTGTGAGAAAAGTATTGCACAAGAACTTGCAGACTACTTTACTTTCTTTGTACCTGGTTACCAATTCATGCCAGCGTACAAGAATCGTCTTTGGGATGGCAAAATAAGACTTGCTGATTTGCGTACATACACTATCTATCACGGTCTTGTGCCATACATTGAACAGTTTTGTGAAGAGAGAAACTACAAACTTGAGATTGATGCTGCTGTAAACAACACAGAGAGTTTTTCTGCATTAGAAGCCAATGAATTCTTAGAACAACTTTATTTGGACAAAAGCATTATATCAGAGGGTGTAAGGGAGTATCAATACAAATCCTTCTTATTTGCCATCAGAAACAAACGAATGTTGTTATTATCGCCGACTGGTTCTGGTAAGTCGTTGATACAGTATCTTATACTAAGATATCTACAGCACAAGGATTACAAAAAAGGATTACTGATTGTACCAACAACATCACTTGTTGAGCAAATGTATTCCGATTTCAAGTCTTATGGATATGATGCAGACACTTACTGCCATCGTCAGTATTCAGGTAAGGATAAACATACGAATAAATTTCTAACGATTACCACTTGGCAATCTATCTACAAGAATCCACCAGAATACTTTGAGCAGTTTGATTTTGTTTTAGGTGATGAAGCACATCAATTTAAGGCAAAGTCATTGACTACGATCATGACTGGATTGAAAAATGCCTCATATCGAATAGGTTGTACTGGTACAATCGATGGCACACAGACTCATCGTCTTGTACTAGAAGGTTTATTTGGTCCAGTATATCAATCTACCACAACTGCTAAACTAATTGAGAATAAACAGTTGGCAGATTTCCGTATCAAATGTTTGGTGTTGAAATATCCAGAAGAAGTGTGTAAACTTTCTAGAGGCTGGGACTATCAGTCTGAGATAGACTACATAGTTAAAAGTACGGCAAGAAACGAGTTCATTCGCAATCTTGCGTTATCTCTTGAGGGAAACTCACTCATACTTTTCAATCTTGTAGATAAACATGGTAAGCATCTTCACAGAATGATTGCTGAGAAAGCTACCAATCGACACGTGTTTTTTGTTCATGGTGGAACGGATGTTCAGATACGAGAACAAGTTCGTGCTATAACTGAAAAAGAAAACAATGCAATTATCGTTGCATCATATGGAACATTTAGTACGGGTATCAACATTCGTAATTTACACAATGTCATTTTCGCATCTCCATCAAAATCAAGAATAAGAAATCTGCAATCAATCGGTAGAGGCTTACGAATCGGCGATAACAAAAAAGAGGCAGTGCTGTTTGATATAGCAGACGATTTTCGTGCTGGCAAACATATCAACTTTACATTGCGGCATTTCTCCGAACGTGTTAAAATATACGATGAAGAAAAATTCAAATACAAGTTTTACAATATAGAGGTCAAGAATGCATAACGTTAAACTTATAAGAATGCAGACTGGTGAAGATATTATGGCTTCTATGCTTGAAGATGAAAACTCAGATCAAATACAAGTCAATGATCCAATGCGTATTGTGTTTCGTCGTTTACCTACAGGTCAGACTGTTATGATGATGATGCCGTGGTTACCAGTTGAGTTGATCAAGCAAAATTCTGCGATGATTTATTATTCAGATATCATTACAGTTGTTGAGCCAAAAGAATCAATGATAAGATACTATGACAAATTAGTTGAACGAACAGTAAATGAGATGGCTGATTCTGATAAGATGATTGAGGGTTTGTTGGAAGAACAAGAGCAAGAAGAAGATGACGTTCAACAACAAATTATTGAAGAAGTAATGCAAAGTATAAACGAAGCGAAAAATAAAAAACTACACTAACTTACACACGAAACAGAGTGAGAGAAAAATAAATGGCTAACGAAAAACATTATGTTAATAACGCAGACTTTCTTGCAGCACTTATAAAGTATCGTCAGGATTGTGAAGACTCAGCGAAGAACAGTAAACCAGAACCTAAGATACCAGATTATATTGGTGAATGTTTTTTGAAGATTGCGGAACATCTATCACGTAAGCCAAATTTTATTTCTTATACTTATCGTGATGAGATGATATCCGATGGTGTAGAAAACTGCTTGATGTATTTTCGTAACTTTGATCCAGCCAAGTCTAAGAATCCATTTGCATACTTCACACAGATAATTTACTATGCATTTCTACGTAGAATTATGCGTGAGAAGAAACAACTATATGTGAAGTACAAAGCAACACAACAGTTTGGCTTGCTTGATGAAGGTGAAATGTTTGAAGATGAAAATGGTAACATGAAACAATTTGAGTTATATGATAACATCTCAGAGTTTATTCATAACTTTGAAGAAAACAAAAAAAATAAGAAGAAGAAAAAATCTGAAGGGCTTGAGCAATTTATTGAGGATGATTTGAGCGATGAAGATAGGATTTAACTGTAGCACATTCGATTTGTTTCATGCAGGTCATGTTGCAATGCTCAAAGAAGAAAAAAGGCATTGTGATTATTTGATTGCTGCCATACAAGCTGATCCAACTATTGATAGACCGGAGAAGAATAAACCAGTACAATCAATCTATGAGAGATATGTGCAAGTTGCCGGCTGTAAATATGTGGATGAAATACTAGTGTACTCTACCGAAGAAGACTTGTTAAATTTATTGAAGACTCAACACATTGACATACGTTTTCTTGGTGAGGAGTATAAAGGCAAAGATTTTACAGGCAAGCAATGGTGCCTAGACAATGGGATCGAAATACACTATCATAGTAGAAAACATTCTTATAGCAGCAGTGAACTCCGGGTAAGAGTTCAGAGAGCCGAAGATAAAAAGTTAAATAGATTATGAAAATTTGTGTGCTTGGTGATACTCACTTCGGTATGAGAGGTGATTCTTTAGACTTTCATAAATACATTGAGAAGTTCTACGATAACGTGTTCTTCCCTTATCTAAAGGATCACAATGTTACAACCGTTGTACAACTT